AAATCAATACGAGCGGTAAGCCCAAGCAAGTCCCTCGGCAGAGCAGGCAATAAGCACTTCTGGAACTGGTTCAAAGATGAGGATTCTGGCGTCCGGACCCTTTACCTCGACGGCACCATTGCGGACGAAAGCTGGTGGGACGACGAAATCGCGCCCCGAATGTTCAAAGATGAGCTGCTTTCCGGCAGCGGCGACATCGTCGTGTGGATCAACTCGTCCGGCGGCGACTGCGTGGCGGCTTCACAGATTTACACCATGCTCATGGACTACGCAGGCAATGTAACCGTGAAAATTGATGGTTTGGCAGCAAGCGCAGCATCGGTAATCGCTATGGCTGGAACCGAGGTGCTCATGGCTCCCACAGCACTTCTCATGATTCACAATCCGATGTCAATCGCAATTGGCGATACCGAGGAAATGCAGAAAGCCATCGCCATGCTGGACGAAGTTAAAGAAAGCATCATCAACGCTTATGAAATAAAGACCGGGCAGTCGCGAGCGAAGATCTCGCATCTTATGGACGGAGAAACCTGGATGAATGCGAACAAAGCAATCGAGCTTGGCTTTGCCGACGGCATCTTGGAGAATGCCAAGCGTGGTCATACCGACGATCTAGTCTTTGCGTTCAGCCGCAGGGCGGTTACCAATTCGCTTATGAACAAGCTCATATCTAAACCCGCTCCCAAGCCGGAGCAAAAGAAGCAGGATTCGCCAACCGGCGTTTCCATCGAATCGGCTATGCAGAAACTGCAAGCCCGCAAGTACATTTAACGGAGGAATTTGATTATGAAAAAGGTACTCGAAATGCGTGAAAAGCGTGCAAAGGCATGGGACGCTGCGAAGGCGTTTCTCGATATTCGAGCGAAGGACGGTGTCCTCTCTGCCGAAGACAACGCAACTTATGACAGGATGCTCGCGGATGTTGATTCGATGGCCCGCCAAATTGCCATCGAAGAAGACCGCGTAGCAAGAGATGCTGCGATGGCACAGCCGACCAGCCTGCCCCTCACGGCAAAACCCAACGCGCAGAACGGCAAGCCCGTCACTCCCAGAGCGACTGCAGAATACCGCGAGGACTTCTTGAACCTCGTGCGCGGCAAGCGTCCAATTCACAATGTCATGGAGGAAGGCACTTCTTCTACCGGCGGATATCTGGTTCCCGTGGAGTTCGACAGCACCCTTGTTAGGCAGCTGGCGAAGGAGAATGTGATCCGTTCTCTGGCTAAGATCATTACCACTGCTGCGCCGCATAGAATCAACGTCGCATTGACGGATGTGTCCGCCGACTGGGTGGCTGAAAGCGGTGTGTTTACGCCCAGCACACCCACCTTCAATCAGCTTTCGCTCGATGCTTTCACCCTCCGCGCAGCGGCACTGGTTTCGGAGGAGCTACTTCAGGATGCCATGTTCGACCTCGAAGCCTACCTTATCGACAACTTCGCCCGTGCTTTTGCGGCGAAAGAAGAGCAGGCTTTCTGCATCGGAACCGGTAATGGTCAGCCTACAGGTATCTTCACTGCCAACGGAGGCGATGTCGGCGTAACAACCGCCAGCGCAACCGATATCAAGGCTGATGAGATCATCGATCTGACCTGTTCCCTCAAGGATGGCTACAAGAAAAATGCGGCGTTTATTCTGAACGGTGCCACCCTCGCAAGCATCCGCAAGCTGAAGGACGGCAATGGCGCATACATGTGGCAGCCGTCGTTGCAGGCTGATCAGCCCGACCGTCTGCTCGGGTTCCCTGTGCACGTTTCCCAGTATGCCCCGACTGTCGCGGCAAGCGCATACACTGCTGCTTTCGGTGATTTCCAGAACTACTGGATTGCTGACCGCAGCGGTAGAACAGTACGCCGAGCGGACGAGCTCCATATTGCCAACTTGCAGACTGGCTTCTACGCCTTCCAGCGCGTAGACGGTAAGACCGTTCTTCCCGAAGGTATTAAGCTCTTGAAGCAGCACGCGTAAAGGAGGATGCGGCTATGTCATATAACGCAAAGAACTATACGGAGCAAGGCGGAGAAAAAACCGTCATTGGCGGTACGTTGGAGATCAAGCAGGGAGCCTCGGTGACGGGGCTCCCTTCCGTTGAGCCGCCCGCAGCCACAGAAACAACCCTCGGGGGTGTAAAAGCGGCTACGAAAACTGAAGCGGATACCATCCCGGCCAAAATCGGAACCGACGGGAACCTCTATGTCCCGGCTTACCCTGTGGTGTCAAACCAAGCGGCAAGCACGGCAACGGATGTCCCCGGACTGCTTACAGATTTCAATGCATTACTCACAAAGCTGAAAGCCTCCGGAATTATGGCTGCGGACGAGTAGTCCACAAAAACAGGAGGTGAGCGTATTGTTCGTTACACTTGAAAAAACAAAAAAATGGCTAAGAATCGAGTCCAATGACGAGGACGCGCTCATCGAGAGCTTCATCACGGCTGCGGAGGACATCGTATGCGGTGTCCTCCGTTTCCCGCTGAGCGAATTTGAGGAATTGCCAGAAGTCGTTGAACAGGCGGTATGCTTTGCGGTTTCTGTCCTGTTCGAACAGCGTGAAAGCCTTGATATTGCGGCGCTCATGAATACGCTGCGCGGTATGCTGTTCACCTACCGAAAGGATGCGTGGTGATATGAAGATCGGGAGTTTACGGCATCGGGTGGTGCTCCAGCAAAAAGTCGTCACCGAAGATGCCTTAAAACAGCAATCCGAAACATGGATGAATAGCGCCACCGTATGGGCGGTCATCGAGCCGCTCTCGGGCAAAGAGTATTTCGCGGCCAAGCAAGTTAACGCTGAAATATCGGTAAAACTCACGCTACGCTACCGCAAAGATGTGGTTTCGGATATGCGCGTGGCGTTCGGGAACCGGGTATTCGAGGTGCTTTCAGTTATCAATCCCAAGGAACGGTGCGAGTCTCTGATCCTGATGTGCAAGGAGGTACCGATATGACAGACATCAACGGTCTGGCAGACGCCATCATGGAAGCCATGCAGGAGTATACCGAGGAGGTCGAGGAAGCGATCCCCAATATAGTGGACAGTACGGCTGACGCTATGGTTGAGGAAATCCGGTCGGCTGCTCCTAAACGTTCGGGCAAGTACGCCAAAGGCTGGACGGCCCGACAGCTGGGCGAAAGCACCCGCTCCAAAGAAGGGTACGCCAAGCTGGTCTGCAACCCGAAACGGTATTACATCGCGCACCTTGTCGAGTACGGCCACGCCAAGCGCGGCGGCGGCAGGGTTGCGGGAAAACCGCATATCCGCCCTGCCTGCGACAGGCTGCTGCCCGAGTTTGAAAAGAAGATCGAGGAGGCGGTGAAGCGATGAGCGCCTATCTTGCCCAGCTGCTTTCAGAGGCAGGAGTGCCCGTGGCACGAAGTGCGTTCCTCAAGCAGCAAGCCCCGCCATACATCGTCTACGTTTTCTCGCACTCAAACAATTTCTTAGCAGATTCGAAGGTGTTTCTAAAGCGGGACAACTACCAAATCGAACTGTACACAGAGAAAAAGGACATTGCCCTTGAGGAGAAACTCGAGGGCATTTTTGATGCGCACGGTCTTGTTTACGACAAGACCGAAACCTACCTCGAGAGCGAAAAACTCATCGAGGTCTTATACGAAATACAGCTGATCGGAGGATAAATAAATGCCGGATAACAAAGTCAAGTTCGGGCTGAGAAACGCCCATTACGCAAAAGTCACCGAATCCGGGTACGCGGTACCCACGCCGTTTCCGGGTCAGGTGTCGCTGACACTAAAGCCCAAGGGCGAACGCGCGGAATTCTATGCGGACGACGTCGCGTATTTTACCAAAGACGCCAACCAAGGCTATGAGGGCGAGATGACCATTGCGGACATCCCGTCTTCTTTTCTGAAAGACTGTCTTGGTTTTACCCAAGACGACAACGGCGCGATATTCGAGCACATGGACGCAGTGCAAACCCCGTTCGCGCTGATGTTTGAGGTTCAGGGCGACCTTCAGCCGAGACGGTTCGTTTTTTACGAGTGCCTGGCTTCCCGTCCGAATGTGGACGCAAATTCTGTAAAAGGCACGATCGAGCCGACAACGGATACGCTCTCGTTCGTGGCGACACCCCGGCAGCTTGACGGCATGGTCAAGGCTGTGCTGGTGAAAAACGCGACGAACGAAACGGCATATACCGGGTTCTACACCGCTGTTTATGAATTCGCCGCACCCACGCCGTAAGGAGGAAATGACATATGCAAAGAACCATAAGAGTCAACGGACAGGATCTGCTCCTGAAACCGTCAGCCAATTTCATGTTCTATTACCGCCACGCAAGGCTAACCGGCGAGGAAACACCGGACTTCCAGACCGACCTCAAGCGGCTGGCGGATATGGAGAAACTGCAGGGCGAGCTTAAAGGTATCGACAGCACGAACGCGCTGGACGTCCTGCAGAGGACAAATATATTCGAGTTCTCTGCCATCATCCGCAGAATGCTCTGGACGTTTGCATATTCGGCCAACAAAAGTATCCTGCCTTTCGAAGATTGGTGTGACGCGCTATTCGAGTACGACACGACCGAAGCTTCGAAAACGGTAATGGATCTGGTGAATGACAATTTTTTTCTTATGCTGGGCGTGGCGAAGCCCAGGGAGGTTCAAAACAAATAGACTGGCGCGATGCGCTGTATCTGGGCAAGTCGGCGAGGCTCTCGTTTCATGAACTGGACGAGATGACCTTCTCCGATTTGCTTTCGTATGTGGGTTTTCTGACGGATACCAAAAGTCGAACCAAGGAAGCAACCCAAGCGGACATCGACCGACTAGCCATATAGAGAGGAGGGATTCATTTGGCGGCAAGCATCAAGGGCATAACCATAGAAATCGGCGCGAACACGACGGGACTCGGCAAGGCGCTCGAGGACGTCAACCAAAAATCGCGTAGTCTTCAGAGCGAACTAAAACAAGTGGATTCCCTGCTCAAACTCAATCCGGGCAACGCGGAACTCGTCGCCCAGAAACAGGAACTTCTCGCCAAAGCGGTTGCCAATGCGAAGGAAAAACTGGAGACGCTGCGGTCGGCTCAGGCGCAGGTGGAGCAGCAGTTTGCAAGCGCCAAGATATCCGACGAACAGTACCGGGCGTTTACACGTGAGGTCGCCAAAGCCGAAGGTGAGGTCAATAAGTTCGAGCAGGAGCTTGGCCAGCTTGGTTCCGCTGCTGAGCAGACCGATGACAAGGTTGCTGACGTCGGAGATAAGGCGCAGGCCGCCGGGCGAGATATGGACAACGCGGCCGAAAAAACTGGCAAGTTCTCGGGCGCCCTCTCGAGCATCGCGGGAGGTATCGGGAAAGCCGCCGCTGCTGGGATTGTCGCGGTAGGCTCGGCCGCCGCTGC